AGCGAGGAGAGATCAGACGTTGCAATCATAGGCTGCCCCGGTGTTGCCACCGAAGAAGGATTGTATGGAGCCAATTGACTGGTCACTCCTGCCGCCACGGTATCCCCAACTAGTGTCCAACCCGTGTCGTAACACAGGAAGTTCAAACAGTTGGGGAGGGTCGTTGCGAAAGCGGAGGCAGGCGATAGATTTGCTTGCGACAATTGAACAGAGGTCCCAATAATTCCCTCTTTAATCGCATTTAAATCTAACGCATGCGCTCCGCCCAACGCAAGACCCGCGTGGACGGTCGAATTAGGTACAGCAACTCGCGCTAGTCCCAGTTGATCCGGTACAGGTGGTACGACCACTGTTTGACCAGAATTGTTAGTTCCAATCATCATCGGACCAGTTACTGTGGAGCCTTGAATATAGCGAGGAACACCCGAACCTTGCGGAGTTCGGAATTCCACGTCATACTCGACCATCAGGTCCCAGGAGTAGACTGCGGGCACGTTAGTTGCTATCATGAGGAACCCAGAATAAGTGGTGCGTGGCTCAGGAGCTTCGCGGACATTATCCTTGGTGAACTTAAAGTACTTATCCTCATGCATGGCTTTTGGGTCGCATCTGAGCTGGAGATGATGCCAAGCCATTCCCTCCGTAGCTGATTGACTATTCATCATCTCAGCGAAGGTGGTGGCTACTTCATCATCCCAGTCGTAGTCGACTGCCATGTATACCCGGCCGGCCTGGTTCGCTGCTTGACCAGAGATCAAGTGGAACACCAGGCGGTGAAAGTGGTACTGTTCGTAATTCACAGCTATATTGGATAGCCATGGAAATAGTACCGGGTTACCTGGGGCAATATCCCACCCAGGACTCTGTCCAACTTGGGGAAGCATCGCGAAATTACTCGTAATTGTGTTACGAATACTCGCTACTGCCTCCCGGTGGACAACCCTCACACTCGGCCTGCCGTTAAACGACGGCATCGCGCTCGTGAGTGCTACGCCAGAGAATGGCACAGCACCCACCTCGCCACCAGCTCCTCCCTTTTCTCTGGAGCTGCGTGACTTGTTGCGAGGCTTACCCCTCGCCGGTCCAGCCTTCCCGGCTGGTGGTGACTTCTTCTTCTTCATTGCTTGGTCGTGTGGTCAAGGAATCTTTGTTCCCTCTGCCGGCCACAAGGGGGCGGGCTCGGAGTATAGATCCCGAGTTCCCCATCGCCACCCCCTTATCTTCCCCTCCAGGAAGAGCTGCTCCTCTCTAGGAATTCCAAACGCCAGGTCGAAAGACGCCCTGGCTGCCTCGGAAATGGGTCGGATATTGCGAACCATTCCGCGAGACATCATTTGGAAACCGCTGGAAATGAAGTCATTGAAAGATTTCCGCGGAGTTCCCAGAGATTGCAACTTGTGATAGTATTCCTGTAGTACGGGTATGCCTCCACAAATAGACATACCACACTCCCCTACAGAAGAGAGGTAATCCCCTGCACCCTGCCCGGCGAACACAGGGTGTATTATCGTCGAGTCCTTGCTCATACAGTCTGGGAAGTTGCGGACCATGACCCACTTCTCCCCATCGAACACTGGATGGCACTGACAGAACTCGATGGATTCCATCTCGGTAACTGGAGCTTCTACTTTCATCCGAAATCCCAGCTTCATGTAAAATGAGGCCAGGTATTGGATAAAGTTGGCGAGTTGTTCTCGCTCCAGAAACACTATCACGTCATCACCGTTGATGAGGGCATCCGCCTTGCCAATGTGCCTACTGCGGAGGTAAGTCCACAGAATGGCAGCACTGATAAGGCAGTTGCCCAGAGCGGTGTTGACATCGCCTGAGGCTCTGGTGCCGTCGATCTCGTATTCGACTTTCCCCGTGGGGGTGACACCTATGCCTCGGCTGCGCAGTTGCATGCGCAGGAGGGTAGACAGCTCCTTGTCCCTAGGATAGTAACCTCGATAGATGGAGTGCTCCCACTCCAACATCGCCCGACATACGTGTTGATCGAAGCGGCTTGCATCTAGCCCAACGATAACCGGGTGGTCAAACCTATTGAACTTTGACAAGATAAGTTCGGCTGTCTGCTCAGCATTGAAACCCTTAGCAATGACTGGGGTTTCTGCACCAAAGTTGGAATCGAATAGTTTCCCGATTCTGCGGTACAACTTGTGCTCTAGCGGTCTGAGATAGCATCCCAAC